ACGACTGATGCAGTTCTAAAGAACTTTTGGACTTTCTGGCTGTATATTACCGGTAACCAATTACCCGAAGGTAAGTTAGTATAGCCGGAACCTTTTGCTACTGCCATAGTATTAGTCCTCCTATAGACTGTTAAGATTAACTACGAATTCTACCTTCTTGTCTAGCTAAATCAATTTCCTTTTCCATTTTTGCAAATTGTTGAGGTCTTAATTTTTCTATTTCACTAACACTCCAAATCTTTTTTTCTCCAGCTTCAATATCTCTTTTAGAAGTAGAGGTAACTGATTTTGATGCTTCTTTTTTACTAACTGATACCTTTTTAGTTATACCTGCATCCATTTTATATAAATCAATGGCACGGGACGCTAATTTGGCATTAGAAGTATTATCATATAACCACCCTTGAATAGTAGGGTCTTGTTGTGCTACCCATTCATGAAATTTTTCATCTGCTCTAATATCAGAAAAATCAGAATGAAGTTTTGATAACTCCACCTCCGCTTTATCTTTAGCGACATTAGCTTGAGCAATTTCCAAATCTTTCATTTTGGTTTGCACTTGCTTGGATTTTTCATCCGCCCGTGTAGAAGCTATAGTTGATATAACATCATACACATCTGGATATTTTGTTCTCCAAGCTTCAATTTCCTCTTTACTCTTAGGTAATTTAAAGCTTTCAGCCTTTTCCTCTAATTGAGTTCTAAGCGTTGAAACTTCATTTTTATGTTTACCGAGTGTAGAATCGTAATGGCGTTTAAGGTCGTCATAACGCTTCTTAAACACCTTCTCTTCAGCATTTACAGGGCGTTCTTCGGGAGTAGCTGCATTTTCTGTAGCAGTGTCCTCTGAAGCGGTAGCTGTATCGTCTGTTTCCTTATCCGCTTTACGCTTATAAGGAGTAGGCTCGAGAAGAGCCTCGGTTTGAGATTCCTCTTGAATCTCTTCTTTTTTTTCTTCCATTTTATCCTCCTAAATTGGGTGCTGTTGGAAAAACAGGTGGCCCTAGAGTCGCATAGGGGCTACGACTTACGCAGTCATAGGTGGCCTGTTCATTTGTTCACCCATTGGATTTCCAACAGGTGGTGCTCCTAGACCTTCAGATGAAGGTAATGGAGCTTCTGCTGCCATTGGTGGAGCAGAAACTGGTTGTTCTGTAGCAGGAGGGGTAGCGTTTGCTGTCATGTCCTGTACGAATTGTTGCATAGATTCTTCAGGTGTATTACCTGGATACCTACTCATAATTATTGAAACTGGTATTACTACTACAGGCTCTTTTGGGCCTCTGTCAGCCACGGAGCTAACATCAACACCATTTTCCTGTAGTGCTCTTTTTACATCATCAGTAAGATGCATATCTAATACTGTATCATCTGTTTTCATAGGTGCTTCTGCACCCATTGGATTTCCCATAGGAGGTTGTGCTCCCATAGGAACATTTGGATTTTCCATTAACGCCATATTTTCCTCCTATATTCTATCTTCTGGTCTTGGCCCTCCCGCAGGGCTAAATCTTCTTTTTGGTTCTGATTTTGGACTTCCACTTTTTTTTCCAGTAGCCGTATCAGAAAAACTTCCTCCTTGTGATGAATGAGGACTTCCACTAAATTTTCCAGTATCTCTATCTATTTGTCTATCTGTTTTACCACCACTAAATTTTCCTGTAGCTTCATCTATTTCTTTATTTGTTTTAATTTTTTGCTGTTTTGTTTTTTCTTTTTCTTGATTTACTTTTTCTGTATGTATTTCTTGTTTCCTTTCTTCTGCCAATATACTTGGAGGTGCTTGTGGTAATGGTACAGTTGTACCAGGACTTCCTGCCCAAGGATAATCTATAGGGCCTGATATATCGGGTTTTGTAACTTCTTGAAATCCTGTAGTTGTATCAGTATTAATATTACTTGCCACATCCATGGCATAACTTCCCCAGTTCTTAAAACTCTTCGCAAGTCCAAAAAATCCAACTGCTTGAGCTAATATAGGTGTCTGTCCTGCTGCTTTTCTTTTAGCATCCTCTTTTGCCAGTTCATTTATGTATCTTTCATATTCTCTATCTTCACCAAATTGAGCTAATCCCTGTAGACCAAAAAGTTTCATTCCAGTTTCTTTTGGCCCTTGAAACTCATACGCCCCACCCTTGCTTGTATCTGTAGTAAAATATCCATGCGACAAACCGTGGTCATACATGGCTTTTCGCCCTTCTGGAGTGCTTGCGTCAAACTCTACTCGTGTTGGTTCATCCCTTCTGTCATCATCAATACCACCCCGTTCTGCTGCCCATCCAGGTGCTTGATAATTAGGGTCAGGTACGCATTGTAGTAATGTAGTATCATAAATATATCCAGGTGGACATACTGTATCATTATCTTGTTCTTGGTCTTGGTCTTCACTCGGAGCGTATTTAAATTCAGGGTCTGCTGTTGTATATCCCGACCAACTATTTGTTGAACTGGCTGGATATTCATAATCTACATTTTGATAACTCCATGAATCATTATTTTCATCATATGTTAATTGTAAATTTGTTCCTGTTGTCATTTAATTCTTTTAAGTTGCTCCCGTAGTGCCATTAGTTCTCTTAGAGAAGCCAGCCTCCCCTGGTTGCGGTACACCTCCAACTCCGATGTTACCACCTCCAACGCCCGTGATGTCTTGAGGATTCGCTCCTGCAGGAGCTGTTCCACCTTGAGCCATGCCGGGTTGTTGAGTAGTGCCTTGAGTTCCTTGATTTCCATTTGCCATCCCCATTATTTTTGCAAAAATTGCCGCCCTTTCCGGGTCGTTAATTAATTTTTCAGGTTCTATATCAAGTGATTTTGCAATTTCTGCCAAGACAGAATGCCATTTAACGAATGGTGCAAGATTTTGATTAGAAGCCGTTTGTAAGAAAGTCATCAACCGTTGAGACCTTACTTCTTTCTGCATTAATGACGAAGTTCCCCTTGCTTTAATATCAAGGTCGCCTCGTATTTCTGGGGTGTCCTCATTAAATTGCATGTTCCAGGAAAACATAGATTCCCCTAGAGGTCGTAATAAATAATCATCAATATTTTTTACTACTGTTTTAATACTAAGAGCCGCCGCTCCCATTAACATGGACATGCCGGCTGCTGTTCGTGTTGTAGATTGAACACCAGTTGTTCCATGTGAATAGGATGGTATGCCAGTAGCCTCATCGGCTAATTGCCTGAATCGGTCAAACATCATTAAATTTTCATTTGCCGTATTTGGAAATTTAACACCATGTAATGCCTGTCCTGGCTGTCCACTCTGTCGTCTAAATATCTTACCCGGAAATACTTTCATGTCTTGCCCGGGAACTAACATTGTTTCATCTATGTCAAATACCAAATTACCGGCCAGTGCCAGATTATCAATAGCCATACGTGCATGACCATTCATAATAGTTTGTGAATCATCCATGTTCTCTGGAATTCCCACACCAAAGAATTGATAAGGATTTATTTCATATGGACATACCATATATGGTAATCGAGATGGAGTAAATGGATTAACAACAAGTCGTAGTATTTTACCATTACAAACCCAGCAATTAACGGATACTTCATCAAGTTCATCCATATCATCAGTTATTTCTAACCCTGCTTGTTCTGCTAATTGTTTATCTAAATACCCCCAAAATTCGAAAATCTCATATCTATTTTTATCAAACTCATCGGTTGTTTCTCTATCAAGTAATGAACTTTCATATCCTCGTGGCTCGTAATTAGCTCCCATTTTAAGTGATTCTCTAATGGCATTTTCCCTAAAGAAAGGACGATTCATTAAGTCACGAACTTGAGTTCTTGTATAATTATGTCGTTGAATGACATAATCAGAGTCCTCAATAGTAACTGCATCTGGGTCAGGATAAAAATCCCAACAACTAACAGCTTCAATTCGAGGAACTAATTTAGATTTAGGTGAATATAAATTTCCTAATTCTTCATCATTTTCCCAATGATGAATTGTTTTATCATAGCTAAAAGGGCCTTTAATAACACCGGTTCCAAGTAACGCCATTTCAAATAAAGAATGCCGCAATACTGAAATAGCACTTGATTCTTCTAATTGGTCATGAATTAACTTCTGCATATTTCTTGCTGAAATTTCTGCAGGATTAATTTGTGGCTCAGAACGTGAATCTTTTGATGGGCCTTCTGTAAATTCAGCCCCCTCATATTCTTTTTTTAATCCACCTAATATGGAATCAAATGTTGAACCAGGAGCCAATTCATTTCCATCACCTGGAAATCCATATGGACTTTTCGGCTCTTGTTCTGGAGTTTGTTCTGATTTAGAAACATGAGCGTATTCTTCAGTACCTTCTGGTATTGCTGTAGGTGTAATTCCTAATGGAAATTTACCGCTTGAAAATAATACTTCAATAATCTGCCCATAAGCAGCCATAACTTTTGTCTTTGTAATTTTAACAAAAACTTTTGACTTTTCACTTTCTGTAAAAGCCATATCATTTCCATAGATACCCCTATAGTTTCGATACGCCCTTAACCATCTCTTCTCATCAAATTGACGAGCATTTTCTGATGCTTGAAATTTTCCCTTTATAGTACCAGCAATATTATTATATGCGTCATCTTCTTCGGTATCCCCGAGAGCTATAATTTGGTCTTCAGCCATTATTTTTAACTGTTAAATGAGCCGTGCTTAATTTTTTCTTTTGACCAAGCTTCAAGTTTTTCTTTTGGGGCTTTTCCTCCTGCTCCAGAAAATTCTCCATGCTTGTATTTTTTCATAATACTTCCATCAAGTTTTTCATTTGCAGATTTTGGATAAGCAGCACCCATTTCACCATGCTTGTATTTTTTCATAATTGGTTGTGGCATTATTCCTCCTAATAATCTTTTTCACTTGCCATCTTCCAGAAAGAAGATTGCACGTGGTCGTTTTTTTTGGTTGGATAATCTTTAGTTGCAATATCAACATCAGCTTCTCCACCGTGTGCTGATAAATTCACATTCTTTTTATCCCTTTTCTTTGGGTAGGGCATACCAAATTCACCCTGTTTATATTTTTTCAATATTGGTTGTGGCATTTTAGCCCTCCTTTATTTTTTCTTTTAAATAATCCATTAATTTTGGATTATCTACAAAGACTGTTGTTAGTCCATTAGTTATACCATTAACTAATTTTTCTTCTTCTTTCTCTTCTAATTCCATATTCCATTGATATAATATCGCATGTAAAATTTCATGTAATAATGTATTAGCATGAGAAACTCCTTTTTCGGTTGTTACATATCCTATAACACCTTCCTTGGAAAAAAACTGCCCCTGTGCTTCATTGGCACTGGCAACTGTTTGTTTCCATTCTTCTAATTTATATTCTCTATATCCAATTTTAATTTTATCAGGTATATTCATTAATATCCAAATATGCGGTCAGCAGGTTTGAATGTTGCTTTTTCTTTTTGTGACTTTAAAAATGTATCTTCTTGATAACTATTTGGATTTAATGGTCTTGACATGCACCCATATCTGAGAGCGTCATATGCATGGTCTTCCGCATTCGTATCCACATCCTCCGGATTATTCTTATCCGTTGGAAGAAGTGGAAATGTCCGTAATAAGTTTCTACAATTATTAAATATACGTAATCCTGGTTCTTCCGTTTTTAAATCAATTCTTAATCTTTTATGTAATTCTAATTTTCCAGCTACTCTGCTTCTTGGTGACCTGTCTGACGGCCTCCATCTACATCCCTCATGAATCATTGTTTCTGCGATACTCGGGCCTACATCTCCCCGTTTTGCCCAGGTGGAAGAATCTAATACCCCGTATCTAATATATTCCCCTTCTTCCGCTTCTAATATTTTTTTTGCAAATAAATCGGCTGTAAGTCTCTTTGCATATAACTCCCTATAAACCCAAAGATTATTATCAAAATCAATAGCAATCCATAAACAGCAAGCATAAGAAGAATACCCCCAATCACAAGTACGAAACCTGTGCCAATTACGAGGTATTTCAAAAGGGTCTGTAACATGTCGTAATATATCAAATTCAGGAAATGCACAATCTTCAAATGCGTTCCAATCTCCTTCTAAAAATTGTTTTCGTTGAACTTCCGGTAAAGAAGACAACATGACAAGATAATCATCTGTCTGCATGAGATAAGGATTATCTTGAAGTTTAGCCGGAATAAATCTTCGTGTTATTTTTTTCTGACCAACAATCGTGTCAACTATGACATCAAAAGCTTTATTTGGTTCTGACGGGGCAACAAACATGTCCTTAACCCACAAAGACCCTATATTACCTGGATTTCCCGTTGCACGCATAAATACCGGTATTTCCGGGTCAACACTTCTGAGGGAGGAACGCAAGAAGTTATAAATTTCTGGAGTAGGATATTGAGGTAATTCATCAATACCTATCCAAGTATAAGATTGACCTTGGTAACGAAGAACATCTGTTAAATTTTCTGCGTAACCAAATTCAATTCTAGCTCCTGAAGGAAATCGCCATTCTTTTTCTTGCTCTCTCCATTTTGCACCAGGAAATGCCTTACCATATAACCGTTGAGAATGATTAATCATATCCCGTAACTCCGGCATGGAACGTCTTAATAATAAAGCCCTATGATGTTCCTTATAGCAATATCTTAAAGGGTCAACAAGCATGGCGTATGATTTGCCGCCGCCTCTTGCTCCTCCATAAAAAACTTCTCGTTCAGAAGATGCCAGAAATTCTGTTTGAGGGCCTTTATTAGGTTCAAAAACAATATTTTCTTTAACATGCTCTTGAATTTTAGGGGAGAGTTGCTCCACTTCATTTGAATCAAGAACAGTTGAGTTTTTTCCTTTTAACGCATCATCCGTTTTTAAAATGTTTTCTTTTTTTCTCTTTGCAGTATGAAACTTATTTTGAGCATTCTCTATTTTTTTATTTTGTTCCCGTAAAGTTCTCTGGGCGGAAATTTTAGCCTTTACTGCAATGCTGTAATTTCGCTTTTCTTGAGGCTCCCCTCGTTTTCTTCCGAGATTTGCTCTTGGCTTTGGTGGTTGAAGTTCTTCCATTTATCTGATATTTTTTTTAGTCCAACATGACTGATTGGTCTTCCCGTTTTTCGATGCAACCAATTGGCCACTTCACGATATGAACAATTTTCTAAATAATTTATCGCCTGTTTTAATGCGTTCAGTTGCTCTTGAATAGGCTCTAAATAATTTATATCTTCCGCTAACTTATATCCAAAAGGTATGGTTCTCGCTTTACGTTTTATAAGTTCCATCTTTTGGTGGTAATATAAATATACCGTGAGCTACCTGAGCGTTTATGTCAATTTTTTCCTTTTTTACTAAACCAACCCTGTCCAGTATTTGTTTCGCTGCTTCCATTCTTATGTTTGCCGCCGGTGTCATTCCATCTTCATCCAATGCATCAACCAACCCCTTGACAGCTTTTGCTGAA